CAGGAATTTGTAGACCGTTATTCTGGGGCTAAGAGACGGTTATACGAGCGGGCTCTTTTGGACATGAAGAATGGACTAATCATGGACAAAGACGCTTGGGTGAAGGTGTTTACGAAGGACGAAAGGTTAGCGTATGGAAAATGCCCGAGGGCTATCCAACCGCGCTCACCCAAGTACAACATAAGTTTGGGTAGGTATTTAAAACACATCGAAGATAATATTTTCGACGGTATTAATGAGGTATTCCACCTCTTGGGACACAAGCACAGTACTGTGGCTAAGGGGATGAACCAGGAACAACGAGGGGCAACTATAGCTGAAATGTGGGCAAGTTTTACAGATCCAGTTTCACTCACGCTAGATGCTTCACGCTGGGATCAGCATATGAACCAATCCCTGCTGGGGATGGAACATGAGATTTATCACATGTTTAGCGAAGGTAAATGTGCTGATGGTCACACGATGCAGTACCTCTTAAACAAGCAATTGAATAATAAAGGCATATACACAGGAGTGGACGGACGCTTTTCCTACAAGGTGAAGGGGTGTCGAATGTCAGGTGACATTAACACCTCATTGGGAAATGTGTCGATAATGTGTATGTTGATGTATTCTTATTTTGTAGGGAAGCAAATAAATTTCCGATTACTTAATGACGGAGATGATTGTGTTGTGGTCGTAGATAGAAAAGATGTGAGAAAAGTGAAGTCGTCAATCGCTGAATGGTTCTTGAAATTCGGCGTGGAAATGGTGTTGGAACATGTGGGTAGTACAATCGAGGACATAGAGTTTTGTCAATCGCACCCCGTTCGAGTGGGGACCAAGGTAGTAATGGTTCCCAACCCAGGCAAAAGGTTATATTCCGATCTAGTCACCACGAAAAACGTGGGTGGCAAGAAAGGATTTGACCGGCAGCTAGGGGCAATCGCGGGGTGTGGGCTGGCCTGTTCAAGCGGAATTCCGATTTTCCAGGAATTTTACGCGTGGATGGGAACCGACGTGAAAACGTGGGTACCTGACTCTAACTCGTATTACCACAAGTACCGGCAAGAGCTTATTAGGGGTATGGAGTATAGGTATGAAG